CTTTTTAAAACATCCACAGAATTTAAGTTTCAAAGCAATGCTTCCCAACCTACGCACAATGGGGTTTAAACAGGGCTAGATGACACGATCTGTTTGTAGTCGTGTATAGCGTAGTCCTTGATGCCATCGCTTGTGTAGTGCCTGTATATGCCTTGCTGTTCTAGTGCTGTCTTACTACTATGACACTCAGGGCATAGGCTTTGTAATATGTTGTTGTAAAAGGCATGGCTACCCAGTTGTGACCATGCAAACAGATGGTCTATGTGGCTGGCAGTATTAACAATCCCTTTGCATAAGCAAGCCTGGCACAACGGTTGCTTGCCTAGTTGCATTGTTCGCATAGTTTTCCATTGGGGGGTCTGATAATAGGCGTTGTTTTCAGCCCGATGTTCTTTTGGGGCAAATCGCCATACATCACGCCCACCGTGTTCAATGCAATGAATACTAAACTTTGATCTTGGGTTTTTGCAACCTAATGTTTCGCACTTTTGGTTGTTTGGTAGGTATGGCATTGATTTCCATTAAATCAGCCGCTTCACGCAATAAGGTTTGTAACTTAATAATGCGTTTAGTTTGCTCACCTAATTTATGTAAAACACGCTGATAATCTTGTAATAATTCGTTGTATCGGGCTTCATATGTAACCCGAATGATTTTTTTCTTAATTTTTAATATCCTGGGTCTTGGAATATATGAATTGGGTTGTTATCAATCCAAACATCAATTTCAATTCCTAATGCTTTTACAGCTTCTATCTTGGCATGACCATCAGCAAATATGCAATGATCTTCACCAATGACTTGTCCGATTGAGCCTAATAATTCTTTATTTTCGTCTGGATCGGTACTATGAGTAACGCAATACACTTCGTCTTTTCTTAGGCGGCAAAGTTCAATAAATACATTCCAAAATTTAGGATCAACATTGTATGTTCCGTTGAAATCTAACCCAAATGTCATTGCGCCTTTTTTCTTGCCTTCTTCTTTATAGCCAGATGCGTATGCGGCTTGACCAACTTGCAATGCTTTGGTTTTTGTCGCAAATGGGCCTTTTGATCCCCAATACCAACCATCTGATTTCTTAACTACTGGCATATTGATCCTTTGGCAACTTTGTATGGTGATAAGTATAAAGCCAGACTAATTTTCGACCTTTTGATGTGGATTCCACTAAATCACGGCTTAAATGTCTTGCTTTTCGCAAATAACATAAAGCCATTGATATTTCGTTTGGTTTTAAATCTGGGTTTGCTTCTCTAATGTTTTGTAAAGTTTGAGAAACACCTTTGTCAATAAATGTTTGTCTTACTTTGTTTGCCGCATTTGCCATATATTATCCTTTTGAGTATATGTATTATATCAACCTTTTCGGGGTTTTTTGGGCATTATTGGCTTTGCCAGTTTTGGCGGTGGCGTTGCAAAATAGGATTTTGGCAGATGTGGATGATGCGCTTTGATCTTATGAACGCCAGCAATATGTTCGTGTCGCTTTAATGGGTCTTTGGGTTTATTGGCCACATGATGTACGCCATGTAACTTTTCGTGATGCGCCAATCCGATTTTTGGCACATTTTTGATGTGTTTAGTCGTTTGGTCTTGATGATGATATTTTGACCCTTTGATTGGCTTTTTGGGTTTTTTTCTTAACATCTGTCATCGTCATCCAAATCAAGCATTTTTAAAACTCGTAATGCAGATTCAACATCATTGGCACGAACTAATGTGCCACCAGTCCAGTTAGCAATAAATTTTAATTGTTCTTTTGTGTATAGGGCTTTTGGCGAACTCTTAACTTCCATTAGAATTGTTGTGTTGTTGTACGCAATTACAAGGTCGGGAAAACCCTTACCGACTTTTGACATATCAACAACAAATGCGCCATGTTTGCGTAACTCATCCATAATTTCTTGTTGATTTTTATCAGTCTTTTTTGCGTAAGTCATTGATTTGTTATTAAAATAGATTAGTATTATGTAACTTTACCACATGGAAAATTCGTATGCCTAGCTACTATTTAAGCGATGAAGAATTTATCAAGGAATGGAAAAAGATTGGCAGTCCTGCTAAATTTGCAGAAATACATAAACAAGATGTAAGATCAATTTACAACCGTAGGCGGTCTATTGAAACACGGCATGGTATTGAATTACCTACATTTAACGATCAACGAGTTGATGTAAAGAAAAAAATACAACAAACAGAAGGACATACTAGAAGGGGGTTTGATCTTGAAAAAGGTAGGGTTATTGTTTTTAGCGATGCTCATTTTTGGCCTGATATTACTACCACCGCTTTTAAGGCTTTGCTGGAATCAATTAAAGAATTTAAACCAACGGCAATTATTTGCAATGGTGACGCTTTTGATGGTGCTGGGATCAGCCGCCATCCTAGAATGGACTTTGATAAGTTACCATCAGTAAAAGAAGAATTAGAGTGTTGCCAGCATTATTTGGGCGAAATTGAAAAAGTTGCACGGGGCGCAAAATTGTTTTGGCCAATGGGCAACCATGACCAACGATTTACAGCCAATGTGGTTAATTTCTTGCCAGCATTTGAAGGTGTGCCAGGTACATCGTTAAAAGAGTATTTCCCAATGTGGCAACCGTGTTGGTCTGTTTGGATTAATGAAGATGTAGCAATTAAACATCGCTGGAAAGGTGGATGGACTGGTGGAAGAAATAATACAGTTAATGCTGGCGTTAGCATGGCTACTGGTCATACTCATGTGCTTTCTGTAATACCTTTCAATGATTACAACGGTACAAGATATGGCATACAAACTGGCACATTAGCCGATCCAAATGGCCCACAATTTAATTACACGGAAGATACGCCTAAAGATTGGAATTCTGGATTTGTGATGATGTCATTTGAACGATCAAGATTGCTTATGCCAGAAATCATTAGGGTTTGGGGCGAGGATGAAGTAGAGTTTAGGGGCAAAATACACGGGGTTTGATTATGCGGCTATCACCAGAAATCTTACGCAATATGTATGCAACTTTATATTGTTGCTATCCGTTTACTAAATGGAAAATGCCTTTGCCAGAAGAAATTGATTTTCAAGTTACCTATGATAAAGATGCTTTAGGTACATATATGCACGATACTGGTGGCGATTATGAACATACTATTACTGTTTCATCGGCCAGATGTGGGCATTTGTATACAACCCTAACTACGCTTGCACATGAAGCCGTACATATGTCTTTTCACCGTTTAAAAGGTGATAAATGGGCGCATCACGGTAAAGCATTTAGAACACGATGCAAAATGGTTGCAAATGAGTTGGGATTTGATCCGCTAGAGCTTTAAAAGTTGGCGTTCAAAAAGTTCACCAATGGTTTTACGGTGTGCATCCTCAAAGATCGATACCCTTTCGGCTTTCGACCATATCGTGCCTTGATCCAATTCCGTGTGGCACTTAAAGCACAAGGCCGCAATCCGATAATCATGGGCTTTAAGTCCTCTACCTTTGCCATCCCTAAGCTGATTTGAATGTGCGGCAACGATTGTGCCATCTTCTGTTCCGCAATGTTGACACGGAAGCTGGCGTACAACTTCCAGCAACCGTTTATTTCGATACATCAATGTATTTTTTCTTTTCCTAAATCAATCGCTAAATCTTCTAGTTCTTGAGCAATATCTACAATATCGCTAGATAACAATACTGCATCATGGGATTTATTTCTTAAAAAAGCATCGTATAGTTTTTTAGTAAGAATTGTCATGCGAATCATTGGTTGTGCGTAATCTCTCATAGCGTAATCTTTTCGATGTGTCGATTGGAAGCCTGTATTGTGCGCCAGGCATCAAAGCGCATTTTGGATAGTTCGAGAATCCATTTTAATCGTTCTGCTTCTTTTGTTGCTGAACCTATATCGTGACCTAATTGCACATAGTCTTGACTGGCATATGCTTCCCGTTCTTGTGCGCCAATAGCATTTTCACCACTACGCTTCATCATAATACTTTTAAGTGATGATTTATAAACTTCAAGCTGGGCCAATGTGCCTTTTGCATCACTAAAGGCTTCAAAATTGCGTTCTATTTCTTCAAAAATAGATTGCAGTTCATTATCAAATTTCATTTAAGGTTTAACCAAAGTCCTGTTTGACCAATAGCGTAACCAATCCAAATAATAGCGTTGGCCGTTGCGCCTTTTTGAAATTGCAGTATTCCAGTAATTAAATATCCAATGCCTGTTGCGGCAACGATCCATTGCTCAACCATTCGCCATCCTTTCCACTATTACCCAATTTGTATTGCTCATAATATAAATCCCAGATGCGCTGTTCAAATTTGGCTTTAGGTATGTATTCACGGAACTTTTGCAATCCCCAAGTCTTACGCCATACTATTAACTGTCTTACTGCGCAACGCACCCGATATTCGTTGTCTGTATTCCCAAAGTGATTCGCCAGCATACGGGTTTAAGCCGATTTCTTTACCTTTTTTGATTGTAAGTTCTTCAGTTGAAGTCCAGGGGATTTCTTTTTCCTTTGGGGCTTCAAGAGTGATTTCGTCACAGAATCTTTCGCCATTGAGCCAGCTTGCGGGATAGGGAATGTAGGCTCTATCTGTGTTTTGGAGTTCCCAATATTGGATATGTAAGTCGATAGCTTTAATAGCAAGCTGTCGATTTTCTGGGCTAAGTTTTTTCCATGCTTTTTCAGCATCTTTTTTAGCCACCTTACGGGGGTATTTTTTGTAGAATTCTTCAAACATTCTTTCTCCTGTTCTATACCTTCTTTAATTGCCGCAACTACGCCTTTTTGTACCAAAAACTGTAAAGCTTCTTCATCATAATGCACTACACAAATTGCACCGCCATCTGGCAATTCTTCCATGTGTTCTACTATGATTTCCATAATTTATCCTTTGTTATTAGACAGAAGTTAAGTTTGTATAGTAACTATCTTAGTTATGTATTACAAGTTCCTTTGAGGATGAGCAAACCTAGCCTACCTAGATTTGCCTTCAACTGTGTTCCTTCTCGGAATCGCAGAACCCGTCAGTCTTTCGTGGAATCGGCACTAACTTCGCCACCGATATTGCGCTATTACATCCACTTACCCTTCTAGTAACGCTTGTATTCTGATCGCTACGATGTCGTTAGAGCCGCCAATCAAAACCAGCAGAAATAGAAAAACCCTTTAAGGTTGCTCTAAGTTGATACCACTTAATAAAAGAGTCCACAACTTTTACTAAATGCTCAAAGCAACCCTAAAGGGTCTTGGACTTTTGGTTACGGGTATCAATCCGCTGATGTGATTATAAACACAAATCAAAAATAGATGCAACTTACCTTAAATTAGTGTAATATATGACTACCCAATCAGGGTGAAAGGACAATATATGATAAATCCGATGGAAGAATTGGAATATGAAGTTTATGAAGCATTTGAAAAGCTGGATAAGGGCGAAATGCCCAGTAAAAGTGAAGTAATGGCGTTGAAGTTTGCTTGCGGTTATACCAAACCTCATGCAACAACGATGCTAGATGCAATTTTTAATGATTTTGGAAAAATTTTTACTAAGGAAGAAAAATGATTATTGACGATACACCAACTCAAGAATTTAGAAAGATTGAACCAGGTAGTTATCTGGGTAGATGTTTTAGCATTATCGATTTAGGACACCAGACGGTAAATTTTATCGAGAATGGTCAACCATCTGCAAAACAACAACACAAAGTAATGATTAGCTTTGAATTGTTTGGTGAAGATAGCAATGGCCCATTAGAAATTGATGGCAAACCATTGGTGATTAATAAGAAATACACTTTTTCAATGAATGAAGCGGCAAGATTGCGTTTAGACATTGAAAGTTGGAAAGGCAAGAAGTTGGTTAAAGGTGTCGATTTGCCGTTTGATATGAAGGCTATGTTGGATAAATGGGCAATGGTGAATGTGGTACACAATCAATGGAATGGCAAAACATACGCCAACTTAGATGCTTTATCACAAGTTCCATCCATGATTGTCAAAGCTGGATTCCCTAAAACCCATAACGAAATCGTTTTGTTTGATTTGAAGAAATACACAAAAGATTCATTTGAAAAGTTGTGGCCGTGGGTACAAGACATTATTAAAAAATCAGCGGAATGGTCAAATAGCGTTGACCAAAATCCGATTGTTGATGATGATGTCCCTTTTTAGGAGTTGATATGAATACCGTATTTAACGAAGTAATTAACCAAAAAACAGAAACAAAAATTGTAGAATCTTACAATGTTGATGAAGAACGGGAATTGATTGCCATGACCCGTGATGGCTTGATTAGCGTTATTAATACGGTAATTCGGTCATGTGCGGATCAAGTAACAGACCCAGCAGAATATCAGCGTATTATGATGATGCAACAATAAGTTTTTGGGCGAAAGCAATGGTATTCAGTCTAGTATGCCATCACACAGAACGCTAAGAGATTGTGAGTAGCCCACCTTAAATTTCGGGGGAATATATGATAGTAAAAGACAATAATGCAGAATCAGGCCATTGGTACGAAACCAACGGTACACCAGCCTATCGCATAATCGGTGCGAATGGAGTTGAACGCAATACAACTTTGCGGGATGCCAAAAAACTAAACCTAGTACCGTCAGTAACCACAATCATCCAGCAAATAGATCGCCCTGGATTAACTCGGTGGAAAAACGAACAGTTATTGCTGTCCGCTTTAACTTTGCCCAGATTCCCTAATGAATCGGAAGCTGATTGGCTTACACGGGTTATGCAAGATAGCCGTGAAACGAGCAAACAAGCCGCAGAACGGGGTACAAATATTCACGGCATCATAGAAGCGTTTATGGAAGGCATTTACCTTCCTCAAGTACCTTTGTATTGCTTTGAGGTAGAAAAGGCTTTACAAGACCATTTTAGTGCTTGTGCATGGCTTCCAGAACATAGTTTTGGCAATGATAAGTTTGGCGGCAAAGTAGATTTACACGCCAAGCCATATGTCGGCTTCAATGGGGCGGTCTGTGATGTAAAAACCACAGAAAAAGACCTAGATAAAGTTGATGTAATGTTTGACCATCAGATGCAACTGGCGGCCTACAGACAAGGTTTAAAAATGCCTAATGCAGATTGCGCCATTCTGTATGTAAATGCCAAGCAAAATAAGGTTAAACTAATTCCTATAGACCCATCCGACTTGGATTTGGGATGGGAATGTTTTGTCCGATTACTTGAGTTTTACCGTATTCGCAACAAACTGATCTAATCACGGTGCGGTGTCTGGATTCCCCCGATCCTTCACGGGATGCCGCACCATTTTCTACTTATAGGTATATATTTTGTATATAAATTGATACCTATATGTATAGTTATTGACAAAAAGTGTATATATCAACAGAGTTATAGACATTTTTGTAAAGTTTTGGCGGCTAATTGTAAAATTATTGACAATGCAATTGCATTACCATGCTTTATTAATGACTTATAAATAAGCCCTTAACCCAACTAATGACTCATTAATAGGTCATTTTTAAACTTTCCTTATCGGGAAATTTGTTTCATATATGCTACATTTTTAAGCAATTATTCCCTATCGGGAAACTTTTTCTTATGTAGCTTACCTATTTTAAAAACGCTTATAAGTGCATAAAATTTCAATAAAAAGTCATGCAAAAATGTGACATTGTTGTCCGATATTTGTATATATATTTAGACTTAGGGTTTCCCCTAGTATTATATTGATTTGTAATACATTAATCTGTGGTTACTCCATCGGGGGATGGTAATTAAAAAGGATAGTAAAAAATGAACAATCAAGACATCAAAATGTTTGGCACAACAACAAATAGTTTGGAAGGTTTTTTTGACCGTGCTTACAACATCAACATGACATTGGCTGGTATGCTTTCTGATGCACAAGAAATGATTTCAATGGGCCATACTGAAAAAGCAAATCAAATTTTAAATTCTGTAAAACATTATTTTTTTGAATATACAGATACACGCAATGAAGTTGTTGCAAAAAAATTAGATTAATTAATCGCCCCTACGGGGGCATCTTTTTAGGCGAATCAAAATGAAACAAAAAATTATTGACTGGATTGGCGTAATTATTCTTGGAGTAATTCTTGGCGTTATGTTTGGCTGGGGATTTTGATGAGAGTGCCGCCAGTAATGCCAGCATATCCATCTTATCCATCCCATAACAAACAACCACCAAAGGATCGCAAATGAGAAAGGGTGTCCAAAGCCTTTTTAATGAGAAATGCCCTTGTGATGATTGCCGATATAAAGAAGATTGCAAAAAGAATGATTGGGCTTGCACTCATTTTCTTCGCTATATTGTTAGCGGGTCATGTTACTTGGATGTTGATCGTAATCCTACTCGTAGTTTATTTGTGAAAATATTTAAGGATGAGGATTTAGACCTACGCAAAATTGTTGAAGGACAGGAAGAATTATTATGACTTGGAATTTAAGGTTAGTGCATTTAGATGATCCCGATTTGCCTGGTCAACCATACATTGAAGTGCGGGAAGTCTATTACGATTCAATGGGCAAACCAATGGGTCATACTGCCGCAACTGTAGGCGGTGAAACGGTTGACGAATTAAAGCAATATTGCCAATGGATATTGGAATCATTAAACAAACCAATTTTGAAATTTAAGGATTGATATGAACAATAAACCAGTAGCGTATGTAAACAGTATGTGTAATGACTACATTGATTGGAAAGTAGAACCAATGAGTATCGATGGTCAGCCACTCTACACCCATCCAGCAGATGAATCCTTTGACAGAACCGCTAGTCATATGGCTGGTGAGTATGTTAGTTATCCAACAAAGACACTAACAATTAGCGATAGGGATATTTTAAAAATAATTCACGATAAATTTACTAAGTTTGGTTTTGAAGCAGATTACATCGTGGAAGATACCGAATTAATTGAATTTGCTAGAGCAATACTAAGAAAGACACAAGAATGAACACTTTAATTGCATGGTTTTTAATTTCTAATATAGGTACACCAGTACCAACATATTCAATGCCTTTTACAACAGAAGCAGAATGTCTAAAAGTAAAAGAATTTGTAAATACTACAAGGTTTGATTCGGTTACAAAGTGTATGAAATTAACAGTTTTTGTACACTAAGAAGGCACAAAAAAAATGACTACATTTACTACGGAAGATAGGCAAGATGTTCAAACATTGTTGTTTGAAAATGCCAATTTAATTACCCAGTTGCAAGAAAAAGTAAAGTTTTTAGAAACCAAAAATAAATGGCTCATGCAACAAGTTGAGCAACTCGAAATTCAATTATGGGGGTCACGATGAGTGTATTTTTTACTTTAATGGCATTAACTGGGATTTGCACTTGGATTGCAATTTTTTTAATGATTGGCCTAATATGGATTGAATCAAAATGATTCCAGAAGATAAGAAAGAAAAAGTTAGAAATATTATAAAAAATGACCCAAATAGCTACCGTTTAGACTTTGGTGATTGGGTCGAAAGTAATTGGCATATATTAGTAGCGTTTTTTAATGAAGCCAATAAAGTCTGGGATTTGGGTATTAGGCATCATTCAGCACGGGATTTGTGCGCTTTTTTGCGGCATCAATCCAAAATTGAAGAAGCCGAGCAACGATCAAGAATCAACCCAAATGGCTTTAAAATTAGCAATAACGCATCACCGTATTTAGCTAGACTATATTTGGCCATCAAACCAGAAAGGGATGGATTATTTGAATTAAAAGAATTAAAGGCAAGTCAATGAAAGGTGAAAATATGAATGATTACATTTGGACAGTTAGCGGTACTGATATTACTCAAAGGTGGCGGCAACATGGCTGGATTCCACCATCAGAATTACCAGAGTACCAAAAGAAATGGAAGTTTTACCAAGAATTACCATTGCGTAAACTTGATGATAAAGCCAAAGAAGAATACGAAATGGTGCTTAAAAAAGCAAAAGTAGCTAGGATTCGTTAAGCATTTCTAATGCGGCTTTACGGACTGTTTCAACCCTTGCTAACCACCCTTTACCAAATGTAGGGAAAGTTGGCAGTCCTTCATAAAACCTTATTTTTGCATCGCTAAATTTATTAATTAAATCGGCTGGATCAACTTGTTTAAGCAACTCCATCGTTCTTGGGCCAACTACGCCATCTGGCACACAATTAATTGCAGACTGTAATGTTTTTACGCAACGCCCAGGGCCAGCATTGATAGCAAAATCTAGGCATAAATAATCAATACCTTTACTTAGCACTTGACCGTACACGGGATTCCAGTATTTTTGTTGGTAAAACGGGGCTACTTTTTCTGGTGTCAAAGCCTTCATATCGGAAGTTGATACCTTATGGCCTACAAATTCTTCCCATGCTTTTTGGGTAACGCCTAAGTTGGTACAACCTTGTCTGCCATCATCTAAGTGATTGCCAGGGTCTTTAGGGTTATCAGTAAAGCCACCTTCTGACTTTAATACCAACTCTAGGCTTTTTTCAAAGTTATTGATCATTTGCTATACCTACTTGTTCTGTCAGCCATTTTTGTAATTCCACCAACATTAGGGTTGTTTGACTGCATTGGTAAGCAAGTTGATTGTAGGCGGCACTTGCATTAGCGATGCTGGCGGTTGTGGAAATGGGGCTTGCGGTACTGCTACTGGGCTGGCGCACCCCATTAGAGTAATACTGGCGCAATAAACTAAGTTTCGCATCATATTCATCTTGAATACCTTTCGTTACTATTTCGTGTTGTTTTTTGACTGCTTCGTTGTGTGCTTCTTGTGCTTTGGCGGCTTGTTCGACTTGTATTTGATAATTAGAAAAACGCAAATGTTCCACATAAAAACCAGCCCCAAAGCCACCAAGTAAAAGACCAATATATATGTAGATTTGGACACTAGAACCACCCATAAATTCAGTCGCTAGACTTAATAGATTTTTAAACATTATTGCCCTTCTGGTTCTGCGCCAGCAAGCTGTTTGCCAGCAACACTAGCCGCACCAGAGCCAGACACAATGCCTAATGCGCCAGCCAGTTCGGTAAGGCTAATCTCTTTTCCAGCATATATTAAATATATAGCCGCACCACCAACAAGCAAAAAGCCAAGCATCCAAGCCATTCTAGCAATACAGAAAGTTTGATTATCTTTTCCAGTCAGAATGTGCGTTAATATTTTATTCATTTATATTACTCCCAATACAAACTTTAACCATAATGTTACTATTAATGCGGCCACAAAACACCACATTTGCACCCGCCTAATTTCTTTTAAATCATGTTGAAATTCTTGATTTTCTTTTCTTTCAAGATTTTCAATATCTAATTTAATTCTCAATACTGCATCCCATTCTTTTGCGCCATATTTCTTAACAAAATCTATTTTAAGTTTTGCTTCTTCCTCAGAAATTTGCTTTTTGCGCTTCCATTCATCTAAGGCTTTAATTAATGCCTTTTCTTTCTTTAATTCAGTTTCCCTACGCAATCTAATGCGTTCTTGAGCCTTTCTATTAGCCAAGTCAACGCCATCTTGCTGGATGCCTTCAATGCTTTTAGATAGTCCATGCGTAGCCTTTCTAGTCGAATCTAATGATCCGCTTAATGCTTTAATGCCCTGTTCAATACCAAGATGATCTGACACATCACTTGCTCATAAAGTAATGGGTTAAAAATCCAATAAAGGTACTAAATGCCGACACTACGGCCATCCCAACCCAGAAACCGCCCTTTGATTGATTGGCAAGGGCTAATAGCGTTTCCATGCCTTCTTCCAGCTTATCAACCTTTACGGTTAAATCGTCAACTTTTTGCCATAACTGGCCGTATTTAACTGGGTCAATTTGAAAATCGGACATAACAAAACCATATCAAAGTTTAGGGAATATATTGTATTGTCCGATGTATTACAGAATGTATTTTATCACTTCTTCGGGTTTTAAAAACGCATCAGGGTTATATTCAGTAAAATCCCACCAGAGAAATTGATTCTGGGCAAGATAATCACGGGACTTTAGTAAATTAGTATTTTCTGGATGCCCATAGATTAATGGATCAGACACAGACCATAATACAACGCCAGGCTTTTGACAATCCCATGCTAGATGCTGAAAAAAACTATCACAACCAATCCAGATGCGGCACTCAGCAATTAATTCACGCAATCTTGCAACTGGAAGATTCTTTAAGAATTTGGGGGCTATCTGTTCTTCGCCATCAACTCCGACTTGGACAATTTCCTCAGAAATTAATGCTAACAATTCTTTCCAATAAGGGTAATTTTTAGGGTTAGTTTTGCCGTTAATTAATGGTTTGGCAAACGGGGCAATTAATATCATATATACAGCTTTCTATAAGCATTTTCTAAGCTATCTTTCCAATCCCATTGCGCCATCTTTTTATAGATATTCCAGCGGTCTAAATCGCCAAACAATGCTTGTGCTTCTGCTATTGATCTGCCTGGCACGATTTCTGGATAGCAAGTAAATACCATAGGGTTATGTATATCAGGTAGCACATGAGAAAACACGATATGATCACCAGCCCCGCAATTAAGCACAACAACGGTGTAGTCGGCAAGCTGTAGTGTATTTCTAAAAATTTGTTCATCATGGGCGTACATCCCTTCATTTGTTTCAGACCTTATGCCGCCTTGCGCTTTTAAATGCCAAGTTACTGCATGAGGGGCAACCAGTAATTTATATCCTTTTTGATGCAATCCATAAGTAAATAGCGTTTCTTCCCGATGGGCTACACGGGATAAACCTAAGTTATAGTCATGTACGCCAGCACGATATAAGAATGAGCAATGCAAATGCTCTACAAAATCTGATTTATTGATAATTCCCCATTGAATATTGGGTTCTTTATCAATGTCGGCAATTTTTCCTGTAGATTTTGATGTATCAAATATTGCTGGTAAAGTCAAAATTGACCCACCAACTGCGCCTATTGGATCGCCAACTTTAGACACTTCGCTTGCATAGGTATAAAGCTGTTCTAATACATTGGGTTCTGGAATAGCATCATCATCTACACGCCAAACCCATTTGTAGCCCATCTCATTCGCTTTTTGATGGATATGATGCTGACCTTTTTTGTCGGCAAATAACCATTCCCATGCAATTTTCTTGTAATCCAATATTTGAAATATATGCTGGTATATAGGGTTTTCCCGCATATCTTCGGGATTGTCGTTATCGTCAAAAATAACCAGCTTGTCTGGGCTTTTAGTCTGATTGGCTATAGCCATCAAAACCATTGGCAAAGTCGTTGTATAACGACCTCTAGTGGCCACAGAACATAAAATTTCTTTCCTTTGTGCCGCTTTGTCCCATTTGGCAATCATTAAATTAAAACGATTGTGTTCATTAATGGGTTGCGGGTAACTTGTAATCTGCCCATGTTCCCCAATATAAGAAATATCAAAACCTTGAAAATGGCTTTCGTTTATTCCGTGTAATTTATGATGTTCACCCCAAAACCCTTTTGGTTCATTCCAGGGGCAAGTAATCAATAATCGTTTGCAATGCTTTTTTAGTTTTTTGGCAATTTCTAAACCATTGTCTAAATGCTCAATAACTTCAAAAGCAATAATGGTGTCGTATTGTTCTAGCGAATAAGTGTTGATGTCGGCATTAACAAATTTGTTAATACCATCCCATCCTTGTGCTTTGGCGTTTTCAATTATTTTAAGGTCGTAATCTAACCCTGTATATTCAATGTCTTTTGGCAAAAACTGTCGGCCATAGCCATTAGAGCAACCAATCTCTAATATCTTTTTGCCTAAAAGATTATTTCTAGCCCAAAAATAACGGGTGGATTCTCTAGGATAAACTTCGTCACCTTTTAAGAATACCGCCCGTTCATAGTTGTTCATCAACTCATTTATTTCATCTTGTTTTGTCATGTTTTTATATTATTTAATGTGGATAAACTGCATCGACCCTCATACCAGAAGTTAATCCTGTACCAAATACAATCGATGTGCCGCTAGTTACTGTTACATCTGTACCATTAACCATCTTAACGCCATTCAAATACACTTCAATTTTGCCAGATGTATAACTTAATGATGTGCTAAATGTTGTTTGACTGGCGGTGGCTGTAAACGAATCATAAGTTAATGCAATACCATAACCGCTGTAACCAGAATAGCCAGAATAACCTGATGTGCCAGTTGCGCCAGTAGCACCGCTATACCCACTATAACCAGATGTACCTTGTGCGCCAGTTGCTCCAGAGTAACCGCTATATCCAGATGCACCATTTGTACCATTTGTGCCGCTATAACCAGAATAACCAGATTGCGCTAGTAGATTCCAATAAGTAGTGTTTGTTGGTATTTGGTTAGTATTAGCCAAAATACAGTAGTAGCTAGAACCATTGTAAGAAACAATATTTCTAATTACATAAGCGGTTGAACTAGACCATGCGCCTAGCCAAGTATCGCTTGATCCAGAATATCCTGAGTAACCAGAAATTCCAGAATAACCGCTATATCCACTAATTCCTGATCCAGAATAGCCGCTATAGCCGCTAATGCCTGATGCGCCATTAGTACCATTTGTTCCAGAATAACCAGATATTCCGCTAAAGCCAGAATAGCCTGATGTGCCAACTGCGCCTGAGTAACCGCTATATCCAGAATAACCGCTTACGCCAGAACCAGAATATCCGCTATAGCCTGACACTCCAGAACCGCTATAGCCTGATATGCCTGAGTAGCCAGATATACCGCTAAAGCCAGAATAACCGCTTATACCGCTGTAACCTGATTGGGTATACATTACTTGAGTTGCGGTAACAATTACACCTGGCGTTACTGGCACAGTTGGCCCAGTCTGTGCGCTAGTTGTTGTAATAGAAATGCTTGTATTAGAAACTGCCCAAGCTAATTGCAAATAATCACCAGCGGAAACTGTTAAAACATAATTAACTGCGGCAATTAACGCACCAGCACCGCCATGCGCTGTACCTGGCACATTGTAAATAGAATTACTATCTGCAACATCAGAACCATTTTTTCTTAGCCATACATCGACATTATCGCCATTGGAATCTGAATTTGCAAATTGCAATGAATATTCAAGATTGTATGTACCAGCATTTGCAAATTTAATTTGATTACCAGAAACAATGCTTACGCCATTAGCTTCAAATTGATTACCAATGTTTACAACATAAGCTGTTGTTGTATTTGCGGCAGTTTGATTGGTTGTGTCATAAAAAGAACCATAAAAGCCTTGTACGCCACCGCCACCGTTTTGACCACTAAATCCTGAGTAACCAGAAATTCCAGAATAGCCACTTTGACCAACTGCGCCAGAATATCCAGAAATTCCAGAATAACCAGAATAGCCACTTACGCCAGAGCCAGAATATCCGCTGTAACCAGAGTAGCCAGAAACACCACTACCGCTATAACCAGAGAATCCGCTAATTCCTGAGTAGCCGCTGTAACCGCTATAACCAGAAACGCCACTACCAGAATAACCAGAAATGCCGCTGTAGCCAGAATATCCAGATACACCTGATCCGCTATAGCCTGAGTAACCGCTATATCCACTTACACCACTACCCGAATATCCGCTAATGCCAGAATATCCAGAGAATCCGCTGATGCCAGAGTAACCACTTATTCCAGAATAACCTGATGCACCATTAATTCCGCTATACCCAGAAATACCAGAATAGCCAGAATATCCACTAATGCCGCTACCCGAATATCCAGAATATCCTGATACGCCAGAACCAGAGTAACCACTAATACCAGAATAGCCACTAAATCCAGAAATGCCACTATAGCCTGATAATCCATTTTGCCCACTTATTCCTGAGTAGCCGCTATATCCCGATACTCCGCTACCAGAGTAACCGCTGATTCCAGAAAATCCAGAATATCCACTTGTGCCAGATTGTCCGACTGCGCCAGAATATCCTGATATACCGCTAAATCCTGAGTAACCAGAAACACCGCTACCAGAATAGCCTGAAAATCCACTAAAACCGCTTATACCGCTAAATCCAGACCAACCCGATACACCAGACCCAGAATAACCAGAAAACCCGCTATAACCGCTTATACCGCTTCCGCTAAAGCCAGATATACCAGAGTAACCAGAATATCCAGAAATGCCTGAGAAACCGCTGTAACCAGAAATACCAGAGTAACCCGAAAAACCAGAATAACCAGATGTGCCTGGTGGCCCTACAATTTCACCTACATTATTCCAAGTTGTGCCAGACCATACATAAAGATCGCCATTGGAAGAAACAATGTAAGCATCATTTGGAAGATTGCCTACGGCTGGTAAATCTGCTGGTGTTGCAACTGTGCCTTTAATGTTAATGGATGTACCTTGTTGGCCACTATATCCGCTAAATCCAGAATAACCAGAAACGCCTGACCCGCTGTAGCCACTTATGCCGCTATATCCAGAATAGCCTGATATACCACTAAACCCCGAATAACCGCTAATACCGCTGTAACCAGAATATCCAGAAACACCAGAGCCAGAATATCCACTAAAACCTGACCATCCAGAAGTGCCGCTAAATCCTGACCAGCCACTTACACCTGATCCACTAAAGCCAGATTGACCAGAAAATCCAGAATAGCCAGATATACCAGATTGACCTACTGCGCCACTATATCCAGAAATTCCAGAAAAACCGCTATACCCTGATATACCGCTACCAGAATAACCAGAATATCCGCTAATTCCAGAAAAACCAGAATAACCAGAATAACCCGAATATCCTGATTTACCAGAATAACCAAATCCAGATGCGCCACTATAGCCAGAATAACCTGAGTACCCGCTTAATCCTTGTGGGCCAACTAAACCACGATCAATTTTAATGGTTTGATTAGGTGGAGTTGTAACTTTAACTGTCTGCCGTGCTTGTGGCACTACAGACACGGACACATTATTTTGATCCGTTACATTAACTTTTATACCCATGATTACTCCACAACAATGCCATCAGAGCGGATCAAAAACAACAAGAAGATAATGTAATCATTTGCGGGGTTTGATCCTGATGCGGGAAAGCTGATTTTGATGCGACCAGAATAAGCAACACAGTCTTGTGCGCCAATATCTAATTCTGGATCATCAGCCATTAATCCCCAGGTTGAATCGTTAATAACTAAAGTAAATTTGCCTTGTGCGGCAACTTCATTTGTAATAGTAAGACTAATAGGCGTTGGAGTTGGGCTGTAATCACCAATATCAAACGACAAGCCATATCTTGAATCTTGCAAATTTGTAACTGTTCTACGAATGATTTGTGCATCAATCGTGGCAGATGTTAAATCTAATGGCGTTACACCATCAGACCCTACGATGTCTAAATTCCAATAAGTCTGCTGTTCCCAGACCAATTCACCCGCTATACAAGGGTTATCAAAACCACTAACTTGAGTGATCGTATTTTGCGAAAACATTGCCATGATTAATCCAATTCTCGATATAGCCCCTATGCCCTCACAGGCGGCTTTAAATCATGTCTTGTATTTTATTCTTTGGGCGGTATTACTTCCGCTTGTGCATCTAATTGTTCTTTAATTTTACCAGCCAAAGGCCCTAATCCGCTTTTAATTTGAAACTCGCCTAAAGCCATTAACAAGCCAGTTACTTCATCTTGTGTAAGTGTTAATGTAATATCTTTCATTTTTTATATTCCTATTGTGGTTAAATTATTTGTTAATTGCCGCTGTAAATGATGTTAAATCATTAGAACCGTAATACTCTGCGCCTTTAGCTACTTGAATTTCAAGATGAGCTTTGTTACGAGCTACAGTATCAGTCCATTCTTCATCCGTTCCAATCCAATCACTAGGTTTGCCAGCATTGATAAGGTTTACAGAATCCATAGCAGCAGAATAGTCTTTTGCTACTTGTTCTTCATGGGTAAGTTCAATCATTTTATTTTCCTAATTGTTGTTTAAGGGAATCTACTTCTGCTTTGAGTTCTTTAACTGCGTTGATAAGATACCAAATTAAATTAGTTGTATCTACTGACATAACGCCTGTGGATTCTTCTTTAACGCAATCAGGCAATATGGCTTTAAGCTCTTGTGCAATCACACCAAGCTGAACGCCTTTGATGTCAATTGCGTTTTGTGGCTCTAACTCAGTCACCTCATCAGCTGTGCGGTATTCAAAATTACGCACTTGAATTGCTGTAATGGCAGAAAGCCCTACTGTGTTATCTACAATGTTTTTCTTTAAACGCTGGTCAGAAGTGGTAGACCAAGATGCTGAGTTGTTACCTTGATAAACACCGCCACCATTGGGGTTAATATATCCTGTATTTCCACCTTTACCTGTTGGTGATGTTCCAACAACTATTTCATAATTTACTCCAGCAGATGAAGCTGTTGTTGAATAACCAATGTGAATATTGCCAATACCAGTTGTTAAATTAGAACCAGTTTGCCAACCTAAACCAACATTTCGGTCACCAGTTGTTACCCCTTGCAATGAACCATTACCAACACCAGTATTTTTAGAGCCTGTTGTAACTGCCGATAAAACTGATATATTGCCATCATCTTGACCGCCAATAGCACAATTATATAAACCTGTTGTATTGTTTAATAAAGCTCTGCGACCAAAAGCAGTATTGTAATTTCCTGAAGTTGTGTTGTAACCAGCCAAATCACCAACAAAAGTATTTCCACCAGCATTGCTGTAATATCCAGCTTGATTTCCTATAAATACACAATTTGTTGCCGTAGTATTACTATACCCAGCCTGATAACCTACTGCTGTGTTGTTAGATGCGGTGGTGTTAGATGTTAATGCGCCTGTACCAATTGCCACATTATAAGCACCAGTTGTATTTTGACCTAAAGCAGCGGCAATAGCGGCTGTTGAATCATATCCACCAATACCAATATTAGCATTACCAGTTGTGTTATTTCTTACAGCATTACGACCAATAGCTACTATTCCTGTACCAGTTGTGTTGCTATACAAGGCTTGTTGTCCAATAGCAACAACTGAATCACCAGTAGTATTTGTATAAGCGGCTTGATAACCAATAGCAATATTATAGTTATTTGTGTTTGCTTGAAGTGCATAATCCCCAACAGCAATATTGGCATTACCAGTTATATTTGTTTTTAATGCGTAATAACCAACTCCAATATTATCTACACCAGTTGTATTGCTATATAACGATTGATAACCTAATGCGGTATTTGGAGTGCCACTTGTATTTGCTTGTAAAGCACTAGTACCTAACGCAATATTACCACTTACAGCACCACCACCCTTACCAACAGTAAGACCTGATATAGAACCATCGTTAGAAATATTTAATCCAGTTGATGTAACCGTACCAGTTAATGCTTGAGAAGCATCTAACTTACCAGATGAATTAATGTAATTTGCTAAATTAGCTAAATTAAGTGCTTGTGTCATACTGCCCCATTTCTATTAAATGATTGCTCTACTAGGATATTAAGGTTGCTTGTTGGTGTTTGTGCCAATGTATAGCTTCCAGTTGTTACAGAATAATCCACAGTTTCTAATAATAATACCCCATTATTATATAGATTAAATGCTAATGGATTGAAAGTAAACGGATAAGTTGCCTGACCAGGAATTGTATAAACATCAGTATTTGATGGATTGCCATTTGGCTGACCTTGATTATTGTCCGTCCATTGAATAACTTGCAAATCACCAGAAACGGCATTTACAAAACTGATAGTCTGGCCAGATATATTATAGTCTTGAGCATTAATTACTGTACCGTTTAAGAATAACAATTCGTTACCGCTAACTAGCGTAAACCCTGATGCAGTATATGATCCAGTATTACTTAATGTGTCTGAATTTCTGCTAAAACTATTATAGGTAGTGCTGGTTGACACGGCCACAGAAGCCATAGAAATGATTGTAATAATATCGTTTAAATTAGCCCCAGTTGCTAAAGTGACATTTCCAGTTGAACCACCAGTATCGGTATATTCGCTAGGATCAAGCAATAAGCCATTTTGAAATACTAAACAATTTCCAGATAAATATTCTGTTCCCCGTGTTACATGGAAAACAATTTGACCGCTGGAAGCATCAAAAGCGGTCATAGTGTAATTAAATGTATCTGGTGGTACAAATCCAACAACACGGCCATATACATCAACGGTTAATGTAGCAACGCTAGATGTATAAGTTTGCGCCCCGCCAGGGAAAGTCAATAATTGCGCCAATGATGCAACTACTTGACCTTGTGGGTTGTTGTTTACCGCAATTTCTCCAGTACCTACCGTAGTAGTACCAGTTTGAATAAGCTGACCAGTACGGGCATTAAGATCAATAATGTTGTAACCATCTTCCAACCCTTGCCAAATAGTAGGGTCATAGTTAGGGTCAGTTGGTACAAACAATGCAGAACCCGCTGATGGTGCGGCATTACCAGTAGCAAAACTAATAAAGTTATTGCCACGATTGCAAAATAACAAATAATTTAATGTGCCAGAGCTACCAAATACAGGATTTGCTGGATACCAGATGTAATCTGTTGGCGTTAAATCAAATGATGGAATATTAGTATTTGCAATACCATAATAAGTTGCCCCTCTAGGATTTGAAGTAAATCCTGTACCAGTTTGACTTGTAGCATAAGCAATACTTAAATAGCGTTCTGCATATTGTTGGAATGTTGTTGGCCGCCATGTAAATAAACTGCTTGGCGGGCTATATAACGATGTTTCTAAAGAATTTACCATTCTGGTAAAGAAATACCAATTACCAGCAGAAATTGTTGATAGCGTTACTGGTGGCAATGCAACTGAATTACCATAGGGTATACCATTAGGTTGCACGGCAGTTGTGCCAGCAAATATAAGCTGTGATGGAGATGGATTGGAATAAGCCGAATACCAAATTTCTGCATATTGCACAATGCCATTTGTAGAACTTGTTATGTCTACTTGGAATGATGGATTTGCCGCATTTGGTAATGAATTAGCAATAACTGGGGCTGGTATAGTGCCAAAACTGTTAGGTGCTGGCAATCCGCTATTTGGTTGTGGTTTATATTGCGTAACGCTGGCATCGTTATAAACCGATGGGTCATAAACCAATAAAGTCAATGCCACAGAAATTGTGCCGTCTGGCGCAAAGTTTTGTTCTACTTTAATTACTCTAAATAGTTTTGCAACCCATCCATAGTTGGCATTGGTTACGGTAACAATATCACCCGCTTCCAACTCTAAGCCAATATAGTTTACGGTACACGCTATTTGCAAATCCATCCGTGCCGCTTTTAAGAACCGTGTGGCTAAAAGCTGGGCTTGCACATCATTATTGACTAATGGCAGTTGAATAGTCTGGGCGTTTTGTGGCTCATTAGGGTATAACAATGATGGCGCAACTAAAGCCAAATTAACCGTGCTAGTGTTAAATGAACTATTTAGGCTAATGTCTGGGAATTGGCATTGTGCAATGTTATAGGTATTTGAAATATCTAAAGACACCACTTGAATAGCAGAAACCATATTGCTATCGTTAATATCCATAGCCACGCTGTAAGTTGGCTGATTAACAATAACTGACCAAACTCCGTAAATTTCATTGTATTTAAGCAAACAATCGCAACAATTCACAATGCTTTGCACATTGTCTAATATGTTTTTAGTGGTGTCGATTGCGCCATTAAATGTAAATCTGGGCTGTGTTTCTGGTACGCCAAGATAGTTATTAAATGTAATAGTCTGGGCGCAATAAGCATTTAGGGCAGTCAAACTAGCGGTATCAATTTGTGATGCTGGAATTGCCCCGCCATATACGGTGCTAGTCAAATAATCATAAATAACATCGCCTGGTGCTATTCGCGAATTAATGATTTCAAACTGTGTTTGAGCAATCGATGTAACACCAGCATTGGCGTTATAAGTTAAATGCACAATAGCAAAAGCGCAGTTGGTCATTAATTTACTACTATCCCATGTATAAGTAAGTCCAGATGATTGCATTACCGTAATGGCAGATTGACTGCTATTTACGGGATTATTTGATCCGTTGCTATACAAATATATATTTAAATACCCATTTACTTTGGTATCAACTAATCCTGTGGCTGGATCAACCAACCCTGTAACTGCCGTACTAGAGTTTTGACCAGGATTAACCGCATACATTGTGTTGCCAACGGTTACTGATGGGTCAATAGATTTGTTTAATACGATTGTTTTGGTAACAGTATTAATGCCGCTTACGGTGTAATAAATTGGTGTGCCAGAGTTAGCAAATGAAACCAATAAACCAGAAGTGACGGGTATAGATAATGTGCCAGAGTAAGTAATAGTATTGCCAGAAATAGTGGCAACGCTAACACTCGAATCAGTATAAGTAAGGCCGCTAAACAAGCACAACTTACCACCATAATAGATATTGCCATAAGCAATGGAATCCGAACCATTGCCTGTAACTTCGCAGAGTGAAAGAACATAATATAAATTTTGATTGTCAGAAGTAATTGAAAGATCAGTAATTGTCCCGCCAATATAGCAATTACCATAAACGATTGGCAATTTGTTGTTAGTTGCTGGTTGAATCTGTAAATTAGTACCCGTTGTTAATTGTTGACCGTTGCTAGTTGGGGCTTTTGGTGCGGTTAAGGCCGACACAATAGATGATGCGGCCATAGTCATGCCCATCATTACTAATTCTGGTTGTCCTGTAACTACGCCAACAATGGCAATAACAGTACCAACAATCGCACCTAAAACGCCACCACCGCCACCCATGCTATATCTTCCAAGTGTTCTGTAACTTAGTTGCACCATATCTACTGAAATCAGAATCAGTAAAACAGGAAAAATGCGCTTCTTTTATTTCGCCAGTTTTCTTCATTTCTGTACCAATTTCAATAAACTTCTTAAACAGCTTTAATGATGTTTTGTCGTTTGTGCTATGCCACATAATCTCATGTAGCGAATATTCCCCTTCAATAAAAAAACACGGGGCTTTCATTGCGACTAAAACACCACTTAAATCTTCTGCAATTAATATAAATCCAGCACCAGCCAGAATCATACTTAATTGCTTACCTACATAATCCCTTGACCACTTTGCTTCATCTTTTAATATTTCAAATCGATGTGTTTGGCAAAAGTGTTCTAATATCTTGTAAATTGCATCAAAATCAAATTTATTTGCGTACCGTATCATTGCTTTCCAAAAGCATAATATATTGTCGATATAGTGGCCACTCGATTCATTGATGTATCGCCAGGGGTGAAATATTCCCAGCTTGAATCATTAGTAAATCGACCAACCGTTCTGTTTTGTAAAATCATTTGAATGTTTGCGGCACTAACTGTTACTGTACCTACATACATACGCACTTCTTCCATCCATTGTTCACCAATGTTGAAAGTATTGATAAATCCATAGAAATACTGATAAAGACCGCCAGCACCACCAGATGTTATTAAACTGCCATCAGTATTGAAAAAACCTTTCCACATGGTAATTTGTGCGCCTTTTAAATTACCATTTAACACCACGCCCAAAAGGGCTGTATCAATACCAATTAAAGTAATTGTGGTTTGATTAGCGGTAGATTTAATATCCCGCTGTACCTTGCCAATACCAATTAATTGACCTAATCCATCAAAAGGTTGTGAATCCACCGCTGACACGGTAATAGCCGTTGGCGCAGTAGAAAACCGATATTCTGTAGATGGCGTAACAATACGCACAAAATCCGCATATCGAATATTGTTAGTATTTTGTATTGGTGCTATTACTTGGCTCATAATACCGATTCAAATGCTTTAAATGGCCCTGACCATTGGATAAAGCTGTCATTAGTCATTGGGATTAAATTATAAGTTGGATATTGTTGCAAAATGATTGGAAAGGTACATCCAGTATAAGTATTGCCGCCTAATGCAACGGTTGTGCCATATTGCCCAATAACTGCATTTTCTGGTGATACTAAGGTTGTCAATAAGGTGCGGTGAACAGGAATAGTAACGGTAGTCCCAGAACCACGCATAACATCAGCGGTAGCAATATAAGCATAACGATCAACCTGGCAGAAATCGCCAGCCTTTACGATATAAGATGTTGAAGATATGGATGGCAGATTGCCTAATACTAAATTCTTGCCAGCAGATGCTGTTTCCCATTGGCAAGCTGAAATCTGTGTTGGGGTCATATTGCCTTGATAAGCAATATAGTTGACCCAGCCAGTAGAACCAAAATTAAGATATTGCTCTAACGACTTATCGTAGTAACGCAAATTAGCCAATAGATTACGATTCTGACTGTAAAGCTGATATGAGTTTGGCTTAAAAGTAAATTGGAATGGAATAACAGTAACAATTTCGGATGTAGAAATACGCTGATTACGGCTAATGGCTTGCCCAACCAATCGTTGATCCATAATATTTACTTGCTCTGACATTGCCAGAATGGTGCTTATATCTGCCATATTTATCTACTTTGCGGTAATGATCGTTGGGCAGATTGATTGGCCGCCCATACTGCGGTTTGATTTCTAGCCAAAAATTGTGTAGCCGACTGAGTATCAATGGCAGACATATTGGCAATATAAGGGCCGTTATACATTACAGATGGTTGATTTGAACCGCCCATAACATCAGCCAATTTGTTATTTGGCACAACTGTACCACCAGTTTGCGGAATAATTAATTCTGGGCCATTCTCACCTACTATAGTAGGCATATTAGCTGGAATATTGCCGCCACCAGCGGCCGCCATAAATTCGGCAGAATATTGAGTTGCTTCGCCACCACCAATTCCAAATAATCCACCTAAACCGCCCATTGCTTGAAATAACTTCATTTCTTGCGCCCGCAATTCAATCTTTAACATATCTGCCAAAATGCTTTTTGCTAAATCGCCAAAGTTTAATTTGCCAGTTTCTACAAATTTTTCCAACGCATTAGTCATTGAGTTGGTAATATCGGCAAACATTTCTTGCGCTTGCATTGCCGCATTGTTTGCATTTTCTACATATTGCTCATATGCTTTTTGCCAACCATAACTAAATGATTGTTGGAAAGCCTGAGTTGCTAATACTTCTTGTTCAGTCTTTTCAACATAGACTTGTGCAGTATCAATAATTTGTTGTTTTTGCTCTTTAAGGGCTTTAATTACAGCTTGACCAGCGGCAGTTGATGGATCGGTTGTAGCAATCTTTTTATCAACATTGTCCAAAGCCTTTTGCATTTCTGTAAGCACTTTGGTAATTTCAGAAACATAATCTTTTTGATTCTTAGTAAGATGTGTTTCAGCTTCTTTAGCGGATAACATTTGAAACTGAATGGCCGCTTGCCTTGCATACTCTTTTGATAAATCTTGGGCTTGCAATAATTGTTTTTCGCCAGCAAATGTAACTGGTCTGTTTACATCTTGTTGTGGCTCTTGCTTTGGTGTTTCTTTTGAACGATTTAAAATCTTCTGGGCAAATTCCTCATCGGATTCGGCCATCTTTTTGACTTTATCGTCATAGTCTTTTAGGTCTTGCAATGCTTTAGAAAAGTCACCGTGAATAGCATCGGTGGTGGCCGCAATAACGCCTTGTATTTCTGTAAAGAAACCAACAATAACTGTAGCAGTATATTTAAAGACTACGGCAACGGTTTCAGCCGTTGTTTGCAATACTTCGCCAAAAAACTGTATAGCAGTAGCATCTTTATGCAACGCATCATAAAGCTGTAATAACGATGGAAATACTGCATTAGTAAATTCCAATGTAAGCTGATGTGATGCTTCTTTTAATTTAATGCTTAATTCGTGTGCTTGGGTAACGGCTTGGGCATATTTGTCCATCTCGCCCTTGCCTTCAACAAGGTCTGCCGCCAATCCTTTAATATCAACGCCCCTGATACCACGACCAAGAACTTGAAACGCCAAACCGTTTCGTTCCGCAGAATCTTGCATTTTTGCAAGGCCTTGCACGGTTTTATTAAATAAATCTTCTTCAGATAGCGTTTTAAGGTCTTTTAGGGAAACGCCCAACCTGGCAAATGCTTCTTGAACCTTGCCACTACCTAATGCGGCAGATTCAATTTTTTGAGTAAATCCAGAATAAATACGGCTGGTTTCTTCGGCATCCCCGCCATTCTTCATCAACGCAGATGATAGGTTTAAAACGGATGCAACCGCTACATCATTGGCTTTTGCTGTTTTAACAACGGAATCTGCATATTCCATCGCCTTATTTGTCATTTCAGCAAATGCGGCAACGGACAGTAATTCGCCAGCCCGTTCTTTGAAATTCTGTAAGGCTTCTTTGGCTTTTTCGATGCCTTGTGTAAAGTCGGCTGTATCTATGCCTAACTTAACCCCAAGACTTGCGATATTTGCCATTTATTTTCCTTTGAACAGACTTTTTGGTGCTTTTGGATTCATTAACATAAATGTTAATAATTGCTCATTAACTTGCGCCTTCTTATCCTGTTCTGTTAATGGCGGGTAAATATACCCATACACTCTAGGTATTATATCTTGTAATTTATAGCTTGGCTTACCTTTTGGCAACATTGAATTAAATTGACCAGCCGTCAATGTGCCTAATACTTCCAGTATTCCACGATTGCCAATTAGCCCATCTGCATACATTATGCAAATGTCGGTAAATGTTTCTTCGTCTATTTGGTTCGGGTCAGACCCGTGTGCAAGGATATAAGCCTTTGTTTGCCTACGGATCGACCCAGTTACTTTCCCTTTGCGGATTCGTAACTTGGGCTAATTGTTTTAGTGATGTTGTCCACAACCTCTAATTGAATAGAGAATGGGAATAATTCCTCAACCATATCGTATGTAATAGTATTCATATCAAAAGATTTATCTTCTGGCACGATTAACTTAAACATTTCGGTAATACGGTTTTCAGTAATGACTTTATTT